ACGACCATTACGAGCTGCAATCTTCTGTGCCGCTACACGACTAAATAATCCACGCTCACCAGACTTAGACTCATATAGATTCTTCATCTCAGTTAAGAACGCTTCGAAGTCAGGCTTCTCTGTATATGCTACAGAATTATTTGCTAGACGACGCTGGCCTTGATCTACCCACCACTGACCTGACTTAGCTTTTGACATACGTTGGTCTGATAGATTAGACAAACTAATCAGAGCAGATCTACGAACACCACCAACTACTACAATATCAGCAATCTTACAGCAGACATCATGGCACTCAATACTTGTGAGTTTACGTCCTTTTGATTTCTGGAATATCTCTACACAGAAACGGAACAAGTCTTGCAAAGGCTCTGGGCCACTGGCTCGACCACCAAAAGTCTTGAGTCTAGCACCTGCTGGACGTACTCGGCTCATATCCCACTGAGGTAACTTACCGGCATAAAGCATGGCAATCAACTCACGGAAGGCACTTGCCCACCCTAGCTTACTATCACTTACTACAATTGTAGAACTTGTTTTGTGGAATGTCTCTGCTACTTCTGGTAGCTTATTGATGAAGTTACGTTCTACACTAAAGCCTACACCTGTTCCACACATCAATACATACATTAGCTCGTCAAAAGCTCGTGGATGGTCGATATGCAAGTAACTACAGTTAAATCCTGCTACGTTATCGCGCTTCAGTGCTTCACCTGCTGTCATCATACAACGCATAGAAGGCATAACTTCTAGTGCATGAATAGCATCCCAGATCTCTTGTCCGTTTTCATCATCTAACTGCTCTCTTTCCTTAAAGAAGTCAACATAGCGACTGCATGTCTCTCCCCATGTCTCACGACGTCCTTCTTCTTCTAGCCAACGGGCGTATCTACTCTTATGAATAAAACTTTGATACTGATCCATTATACCATTCTCTCCTCAATATTGGACACATTGTCCTTGCCTATTGCATCATCGCAATATGTTACTAAATCCATCAACTCGTAGTTTTTTAGCAGTACTTCTGCGTTTTCATTCAATTCTTGTATGTACTTGTATTTGCCCTCGATGGGTATACAATCATAAATTGACATGGCATCGCCATACTGTTCTATAAGTTGTTGTGCTCTTTTCGGCCCTATGCCGTTGATACCTGGGACATTATCACCTTTATCACCTGTTAAACACTTGAAAGAGATATACTCTTCTGGTTTAACTTCGTAGTGCTCATGCCAGTTATCTATTGTTACCTCTTTCCGAGTAACGTAAGAAAATCTACTTACACCGTCCTGAATCAATAAGTCCCAGTCTCGGTCACTAGATACCAGCCAGATATTTTCTAATCCGTACTGTTTTCTTTGCTTTACAAGGTGGGCAGCAAGATCATCTGCCTCTACACCTTTGTAACGAAGAACAGGATAACTCTCTGCTAGTAGTTCTAGTGTCTCTTCATACTCTTCGAAGAAATCAACAAATGCTTGTTTCTCTGCGTCTGTTTGTGTGGCATACTTATCTTTTCGATTCTGCTTGTACTCTGGTAATATCTCTTTTCTGTAGCTAGATGATCCCCAATCTGCGGTAATAATAATTTTACCACAATTGTAAGATGTTGCTAGAGATCTTACTGTTTCTACATACTGATCACGAAAATCTGTTCTGCCTTGATGCTTCCACCGAAAAGCTAAGTTCAGTGCATCTACTATGAGTACACCGTCTTGGTTGCGTTCGTTAAACTTAAAAGCCACCTATCCACTCCACTTTTTCTTTTTCTAACCAATCTTCTGCTAGGAGTACATAACAGTTTAAAAACCGAATGTACAGATACTCATCTGTGTTCTCTGGCTTTGTCTCTGTTACTACAAATACTTTAGATCGATCATATTTAAAAAATAGCATTGGCTTTTGATTGCCACCTGCCGCCTGTATTACAACTTTCTTCCACCATCTTATAAGATTGTTAGTCTTAGGTTGAGTAAAGATTCTATCACTCAATGGGGAATCTTTGTAATTCTTTACCTCTATACAAAAATGATTTCTCTGATTAGGGACATATAAGTCCCCTTTCAGGTATTCAAGAGCACCAGAGGCAGGCACTCTTTCAAATTTTAAACCAGTAGCTTCTCGAAGCATATCACGTACTAGATACTCTCCTCTCGCTCCCTTCGCTCTTGAGTCTACCATATTCTTCCTCGCTAATACCACAACTTGTACAAGTAGTACCTTCTGGTACTGTTACTTCTATATAGCCGCAATCGTGTTTCCAATAATTTTTAGTAAGCTCTGCTCCCCTTACTACGTTCCACCATGTTCTTCTTCTACCTGCACTCATCTACTTCTCCAGTTTACTAATGTTTCCATCCTTAACTACTTCGATCTTTTCAAGGAGAGGGTGTGACCATCCGTGGGAGACTATATAAGTATTCATATCTTCTCTCAGTAGAACCTCTACTAGCTTTTCTCTTCCTTGATCGTCGAGTACGTTGGTTACTTCGTCTAAGAACAATACATTGATTTTAGACTTTGAAATACTACTCATTAGCTTGCGAATTGCTATTAGAGTAGCGGTATTCACTCTTGCTAACTCTCCAGAGGAAAGTGCTAGAATATCTACTACATTACCATTATCGGTAATTTGTACATTCAATTTATCGTTAGAGACAACAAACTCAAGGGTAAAGCGACCATCAGACAATTCGGCCAAGTACTCATTTGCTAACTCTTCTAGTTCACCAACTAGGTTTTCAATCTTATATGCAAGTAGTCCGTTCGTGCTAAAAGACTTTTTAAGGGTATCTAACTCTGCTTCCAGTTTTTGATTTCCCAACAACTTACCATCATACTCTTCTTGCTGCTCAACAAACTCTGCGGTTTGTTCTTGAATGACTTGAATACGAGTATTAAGTCTTGTTCGTCTTTCATTCTCAATATAGTTATCTGCGCGTAGACGTTTTGCTTCAACCAAGCTTTTTTCAATCAATGCCCGCTTTTCTTCAAGCTCTTGCTTATCCAAGATTGCCCTTGGGAGGCTTGAATCAAAAGAACGTACTAAATCCTCCCAATCTTTCTGCGCAGTAGCATTTCTTTCAAACTCCAGATTACGAGTCTTAATCCGTAAAATCTTAGGTTTAATACTACTTATAGTTTCCACAGCTTCGTCATACTTCTTCTGCTCCACAGCAATCATTGCTTTTTCCGCAGAGACATCAATAGATTGCTTACAAGTAGGGCATACTTCCTTTAATTCTTCTAACTTTTTAAGGGTTCGTTGAGCACCCGCAGCGACTGCTTTTACATTACCGAACTCTTCCTGCAAATCATCATAGGATTCATACTGTGTTACTTCTGAACTCTGTATAGCTGCTATATCTATTTGATCGAGTAGCGCCTTGTATTGATTATTTGTAGTAATTTTTTTGTTTTTTTCGGAGATATTTGCAATCTCTGCCGTTAAAGAACTTAGAGCCTTCTCGTCCTTAGATGTATTAATTTCTAAATCCAACATGGGCAGTATGGTTGTATCACTCAATTTATTTGTTTCTAACCACTTTTCTACTGTTGCTAACTTCCCTGCTATCGTAGCAGACGTACTAGATACTTCTTTAGACGCACCTTTAAATACTTCGAATAATTCAACGTACTTTTCTAGGTGCAGTAAGTCTATTAGAAACTTCTTACGGTTGGCATCTGTAGCTGTTAAAAACTGCAAACTCGCATTAGTATTTTGATACACTAGCTGAGAGAATGTTTTAAAGTCAACCCCAAGAACCTCTTGCAAAGTTTTATAGGTGTTCGTAGCCGTATGACTAGAGATATCAGAGTCATTCTTTTCGAGTTTAACTTTTATACTTGTTTTTCGGTTGACAGTAATTGTGTATCTGTCATCATCCTTCGTAAAGGAAAGACATATATTATAGCCGTCATTTACATACCTGTTTGGAATATCTGCTTTTTTGATTCCCTTTGAGTTTTTATTATACAATGCTTCTTCAATGATTAACGGTATGGAGGACTTCCCCATACCGTTAGTACCAAGGATTTGTGTAACAGTATTATCGTCTAATTGTAACTCATTACCAGAACCGTAGCTAAAGCAGTTATCCCATTTCAATGTTCGAAGTGTAATCATTGTAGGTTCCTATGATGTCTGGTATCTTATCAGGGTTAATTTCTAGTATGTATGTTAAGTACTCTACTAGCTCTTCTTGTATGGTCATCTCTTTGTCCATAATTAAAGAGGCTTCCGACTTTCGTTTTACTACTTTCTTATCAAGGAGTTCTGAGTTCTTAACTCCTGCTAAATCTTGTATATCGCCTTCTACTTCATAGATTGTATGGTTGAATTCAGTAGCGGTCATTTCCTCACTACTTGTAACTGTTTTACGAATCAACTGAGGAAGTTTAAATTCTTCCCACATCCAACTCCAGTCTTGTTCATTAATTAGTAAGTATCCTGTCTTTACTAGGTTTCTATGAAATGAGGTAGTCATAGGACTGCCTGGGTATACAATATTTTTTTGTGTATTGCCATGGGAGTGTAAATCTCCTGCAAACACAACTGGGAAGTCTTCAAATATATCTAAGTCCACTTCTGGTTTAACGTGTGGTGGTATCTCTCCTCGGACATGAGTAAACAAAGGCTTATTCGTATTAAAATGTTCTACTGCACCCTTTCTATGAAGATCCGCATAGGGCAGTATGCCATATCCAAAATCTTTGTCAATGTATGAAATGTCTACTACATTGATGAGCGGATTAATATCTCGAGAAACTTGCTTTAGCTGCGTAAAGAAGGTCTTGTGCTTCTTTGTAGCCTCATGGTTTCCATCATAGATAATGGTTGGAATCTTTACTCCTCGAATAAACGAGAAGTAAAGTTCTAACTCTTCCATATTTGGTAAACGATCAAAGAGATCACCACCAATTATGTGCATATTACACTGATCTTCTAGTGCATATACTTGCTCAAAGAACATTCTGTAACGGTTTGTCGCCCACTTTACTGGGACATTTTTCTGTCCCAGCTTTATGTGCCAGTCTGCCGTAAATAATATCACCCTACGTTGAACTCAGCATCGAGAGCTTCGTCATCAGTTTCTGCACCGTGGTTACGGAGACGGTCTAACAACTCTTTTTGTGCATCAGGAGTAGGACGACTCATAACATCATCCATAGACTTGAGGTCTGCGATAGATGCTAATTCGTCTTCTGTAAGAGCGCGAGGCTTGCACTTCAATGCTTGGAGTTGGTACTCTACATTGTAAGGCAGGGGGCCTGTCTTTACTCGCTTGAAACAAATGTCCCAGCCAGTTGTGTGATCAGTAGGATCGCCCAAGTCTTCAGCAGCAGTAATAATCTGCTCCCACAACTTCTTCTTGAGGTTTGCTACTTTGACTACGCCATCGCTTGGGTCAATAACTTGACAAGCGTAGCTCCAG